TACCTCTTTGGAAACCAGCAGGTGAGAACCAAGGTTCTGCAGTCTCTGTTGTCTGTAAGCAAAGACCAGCAATGTCTCCGTTACATGGAATGTAACGATAAACATCATTGTACTTATCATAGATGTACTTGTATCCAGAATCAAATACCAGGTAAGATGAACTTGGAAGATCATCAAAGAAGTTTACAATATTTGTTGTCTGTGTTTCAGTATTGCTTATACCAATAACATTTCCTCTACGTGGAGAAACAAATACTATACAATCACGACGCTCTTCTGCAATATTAACAAGTGAAGTTACTTTAGCAAGAGCAGCTGCATCATCAGCACCAGAAGGACCAGTAAGAATGTAGTCAATTGTCTGTGACTCAGGATCAGAAGTCAACTCATATGCAGTTGTTAGATCACCATTAGTAATTGTATAATTACCACCAGAAGATGCATAATCAGCACCATCTGCTAAACGGTAGTAGTAATCTGAGTTGTTCTTAGAACCTATAGTTGTTGCACCACTTGGATAAGATGTAGTACCAGCAGTAGAACGTAGTAAGTTAAACTGACGTGCATTAGCTGTTAATCCCCAGTTACCATCTGCAGCAACTGCAGTTGCATTAAAGACTCCAGTCTCATGCTCAGCCCAATATAGATATTCAGATTTCTCTTTAATAACATTTGGATAGTAATTTACTTCACCAACTGTTGACTTAGCATCAGATGCCTTAGAAACTCCTATAAACCTTTCAAGAATAGCACCAGTTGTACCAGTGATGCCACCATCAACATCAACTACAAGAATGTGTAGTTCATCATTTCTACCACCAGCATTTTGAGCATATATGGAAGTACCTGGACGTTGAGCAACATTGATCCACTTAACACCAGGAAGATATTCACGTTCTGTATACTCAGCACGAACTGAAGTTATAGCAACAGCAGTAGAGTTTGTATCAGAAACGCTATCAGCAGCAGCGAAATCTATACTATCTTTGTCTTTACCGATATAAAGACGACGCTCAATACCACTTGCTGCAATGTCAGCAGTATTTGTTCCTTGAGTAAGTGTTTGACCATCAGCGATGATACCAGTTACACCACCTGAAGGAAGTCCGATTTCTAATTTCTTATTAGCAGCATCATAAGCGAGAACTGTTACCGCTTCATTAGATCCACCAATACTAATTGTAGTAGAGGTACCAGGAGTAAATGATCCTACAACAGATTCTACTGTAAGAACGATACTATATTTAAATACTTTACCAGCAGCACCCGATGCAGCAGAAAGTGCTTCATCAGCAACGAACTCATGATCGTTACCTGAACCAGGAGCAGGAAGAACAGCAATTTGATCAGCACCAGCGTCAGTTACAAATATACCAATTGAATTACCTTTAGAACCAGCAGTTCTAGCAGCCCACTTGAAGTTGTTATTTGCCTCTTCAAAAGTAGTTTCGTAATCTGTTCTATTTTTAATTAAAGGTGCAGTTCCGCTATCTACTGCGTTCTTTAGTGCAGATGAATTAACACGAATGGTTTTAAGTAGTCCACCATATG